CTCTATCCGCACCATTTTTACTCCCTTTGAATTGCTGTAACTCATTGAAATTGCTACTTTATTAGATGTAGCGATTTTTGCTGATTTGCGTTTTTCATCATTTCTGTGATACGAACTGTGATACAAGCTGTGTTACAGGCCGCTTCTTAGTGGTCGTTCCGGAGTGCGAAATGGCGCGTGTTTCTCATAAAAAAGACCCTGATCGTTTCCTCATGAAGCGAGTCAGTAGCTATTATTATCATCGACGTGTTCCGGCCAATGTGGCTGCTGCTGATGAGCGCTCTCCTTTCGTTCGAATATCCTTGAAAACTGATGATCTGGCGCTAGCGCGTTCAAAGCGCGACCTGATTGAAGAGGCTGACAACCTTCTGTGGGCTTCCATGATCATGGATGAGGCGCATGATCCAGCGCGTGCACGTTACAGTGCGACTATGCGTAGGGTTGAGGCTTTGGGACTGACTTACCGTACTTCTCATGCACTGGCCACACAGTCATCCTTGGAGGAGATTGTTTCTCGGTTGGAGATGACTGCGACGCAAAAGCTGCCGCAAGAGTTGGCACAGGGTGCCATTGGAGGCATACCGACACCTGCTGTGACGGTCAGTAAGGCATTTGACATCTACTGCGATGAAATCGTTCCTGATGAATTGGTCAATAAGAGTGCTGTCCAGAAAGCGCAGTGGAAAAAGGTAAAGCTTCGCGCTGTCAATAATTTCATCAATATCGTTAGTGATAAGGTCATGACCGACATCACCCGTGATGATGCCATGAAGCTCTACCGGCACTGGTTAGAGCGTATTGCGCCAAAGGATGGTAGGCCAACTCATTCAGCGTCATCTGGCAACCGTGATATCGGAAATATGCGTGTTCTCTATGAGGCGTATTTTAATTATGTCGGTGAAGAGGGGCGGCAGAACCCATTTGCTCGCCTGAACTTCTCCGCGAAGAAAAAGCGTTCGCGACCACCATTCCCTAAAGAGTGGCTCATCAATACGATTATGAAGCCCGGCAACCTTGCGACATTGAATGAGGAGGCACGGGGTATAGTGCTGGCTCTGATTGAGACAGGGGCGCGGCCAAGCGAACTGGCGAACCTCACAGCTTCATCAATTCGCCTATCACACAAGATACCGCATATTTCGATTGAGCCACGTGATGATCCAGACGATCCGCGAGAGATAAAGACATCATCATCGGAGCGGCTTGTTCCGCTTGTCGGTGTGGCTCTGGCTGTGTTCCAGAGACATAAAGACGGCTTCCCACGTTATCGTAATCGTGAGAATGATTTGTCTGCAACCCTGAATAAGTATTTTAAGGAAAATAGCCTGTTCCCAACGGCTGATCATAAGATTTATTCGTTCCGGCACTCGTTTGAAGACCGTATGAAAGAAGCAAATCTTGATGATGAATTGCGCCGTATTCTCATGGGGCATGCGATTGATAGGCCGCGTTACGGCATGGGTGGTTCGCTGGAATGGCGGCGGGATGAATTGCTTAAAATCGTACTACAGTTTAATCAATCGATTGTATAAGTCTAAAACTGTTCTTTGATCTGATCATTATTTGAGGCGGGGATGTCTGGTTCTAATCATAAAGAAAATAGTAATAATGAATATCCGAGCATCGCCGAAGCTGATTGGTATGTTTTAGCGATTGTGTCATCAATTTTTACTTTCGTAGGGGCTGGGTTCGCTCTTTGGTGGATATTTCATGGTGTCTATCCGGATAAAGTCGCAGAACGGGCTACGATCGCTGGTATGGTTGTGACCTTCGGAGGTGTTGCGACAACATTTTGTACAGTGGTTTGGCGTGGTAAGATAACAACTCGTCAAGCTGATGTGGCTCTTGAACAAAATGCTGCAACGCAAAAGCAAATATCTCTCACAGAAAATAATAACTTAGTTACTTTGTTGCAAAAAGGGGCAGAGTTTATAGATGATAAGGAAAATAGAACGAAAAGAGCAGCCGGTGTTGCTTCATTAAATTTTGTATTATTTTCTAATAATAATTCATTTGCGGAAACTGCTTCATCCTTGTTGATTGATTTTGTTGAGGTGCATGGTCGTGAATTTCATCATGACAAAGTTATAAAAGATGTCATTGGTAATATAAATAAGTACAATGTTGATAATAATTTAATTGTATATAGAAGGATATGGTTTTCTACTAAGCAAAATTTCAATAATCGAAATGCTATGTTTTTGTGGGTTGTGATGAAAAATGTTTTTCATGTTAGTTATCATGGTGGTTTTTTTTATAGGGATGATTTTTCAAATTATAATAATGCATGTAAAATTGAATTTGAAGATGTATTGTTTAGACAGTCTACAATAGTTGTTGGTGGTGGATTTTATTATAAAAACTGTAAATTTGATAATTGTGAGTTTATTAATTTAAATACACAATTCTTAAATGATCATATTTTTGTTAATGGTGATTTTTCGTCTACAAAAATTGTAGTAAATTCCGATTTCCCTGATTTAAGGGGTGGAAATAATTTTTATGCAAATGAAAAACCTATACTTTCTCAATTAGATCAAAATAAATCTATAAATTTGACAGATGTATTGTTAGAAAAAGTTGTTTAGTTTATGGGGATAAATGTGCTGTTTTAGCTCGCTTTAGTGCCATTGAAACTACATCTTCTGCATCTCGTAAAGCTTCCAACTCTGTTTCCAGACGCTTCCAAATGGGCACAAGCAACACGGCTTCGCCCTTCGGAGCTTTAGCCATGATACCCGCAAGGATATCGAGCGCGTTCTCTACGCGCTCGGCTGTCATTGGTTTCTTCTTGCGAGCGTTTGCCATTATTCAATCTCGACAGGCTTGCCGTTTTTGAGCTTGTAAAAGGTGTTTGGTTTGATGCCGTCACGGCCAGCAATTCCAGCCCACACAGAAATGATTTCCATATTATGGCTGCGCTCTACCAAGAAGAGAGCGCAGCCCTCTTTCCCTCGCACTTTGCCGTCGTAACCAGTTGCGGTGGCAGCGCTCCGGTTTCCCGATGCGGTGGCAGCGCTCCAGTCTCCTGATGCGGTGGCAGCGCTCCGGTATCCTGTTGCGGTGGCAGCGCTCTGGTATCCTGTTGCGGTGGCAGCGCTCCAGTCTCCTGATGCGGTGGCAGCGCTCCGGTTTCCCGATGCGGTGGCAGCGCTCCGGTTTCCCGATGCGGTGGCAGCGCTCCGGTTTCCCGATGCGGTGGCAGCGCTCCAGTCTCCTGATGCGGTGGCAGCGCTCCAGTCTCCTGATGCGGTGGCAGCGCTCTTGTCTCCCGATGCGGTGGCAGCGCTCTGGTCTCCCGATGCGGTGGCAGCGCTCTTGTCTCCCGATGCGGTGGCAGCGCTCCGGTATCCTGTTGCGGTGGCAGCGCTCTGGTATCCTGTTGCGGTGGCAGCGCTCCAGTTTCCCGATGCGGTGGCAGCGCTCCAGTCTCCTGATGCGGTGGCAGCGCTCCACTCTCCAGATGTCGTGGCGATGCTCTGAGCGCCTGAAACCTCTACAAGTTCGTTTTTGCCTGTCGCATGTGTTGCATCAACACGCTTGGCACGATTGACAATATAGCGGACGGCAGATGCGACAAGCTCCGGAATTTTCAGCTCAGCTTTGATGGTGATTTCAGCGGCGGCGATTTTGGTATCGTCGCCGGCTTTATGTGTTTCTCCGGACAGCTCTACCTCACCATAGCGGCTGTTGGCTGGCGGGTAATAGTTGAATACATTTAGTGGGTACTCGCAGGCATGGAAGCCGCTTTCGCAAGCGATTACAGCGCCCTCGTGCTTGAAGCTCTTATTCAACTCAAACTGAAAATCACGGCAGCACAAAGCCGCGTCAAAACCTTTATAGGCGACGATCTTAGTCATTAGATTTATCCTTGGAGAGGTTTGCAGGCGCACGGCTGGATTCAGTGCATTCAGGACATTGTGATAGAAATTCGCTGTCGGGCGACTTTACTCTGTTTGTACTGGCGCAAATTGCACAAACGTGGTTTTGTTCGCTATTACATAAATAATATGCTTTACCGTCCATAATGCGGAATGGTTGGTCATTTATGCTTGTGGTGAGCGCAGGTTTTACAAGTGCGCGAATGTCATTGGCATATAGACGATGATGATGCGCTACCAAAGTAAACGGTATGCCATCATAGGCTCCGTCACGAGTTGAGTAATACAGGGCTTCGTTGTCATGCCATTGTGCTGCCTCCTCAAGCGCCTCTTTACGTGTGGTTCTGATAGCTCCCAATAAAGATCTTAGATCTACGGTCTGTACGGCAATGCGTTCCGGCAGATTGTCACCGGCCAGCAGGGTTTCATATGTTCGCAGCAACTCAGAAAGGTCGAGTGGCGCATGATACGGTGCCTGCTCAACATCCGACAGATTGAACCAATCATCGCGGCTGGATGGGCTATCATGGATCGTCTGCGCGTAGTCTTTCGCGTCCTGTGGGCTATGGAACATCACGCAGCATGGGTTGGTGCCGCAGATTAACTGATAGCTTGTGCTGCCTGCATGCATATCTACCCAATATGTGCCATAGACGGTGACTGCGCGAAAACGGCTCTTGTATTCTGTCCATTCAAGTTTGGATTGTTCGGTCATGGATACAACTCGTCAGATAATGTTGAGCGCTTGCAAAAGGCGCATTGTGAAGGGTTCCAGATCCTCTGCGCTCAGATCTAAGTGATCGCTTGTTACCCATCCGCCGCATCCGTCCGGCATGCTAGCCGCTATGCCTTCGCTTCGAAGGGCGTAACCAATCGCGTATTTGATTTCGGTTTCTGTCGGTTTCTCTCTGTCGGACATTGTTTTGACGCTCCTAAGCCCGCATGGGCATGATGATGAATACTGGTGGCTCACCGCTCTCCGGATCCATAACGGGAGACGCAATGCAGGCATCATTTGAGGTATTGAGTGCGAAGCGAATTTCTTCGGCATCTGTCGCGCTAAGAACATTGATGCAATATTTGTAGTTGAGGCCGATTACAGTCTCTTCAGAAGGGCTGTCGGAAAGCGAGACGACATCTTCCATGCGTCCAGCCGCAGGGTTGTCTATCTCCAAGCGAACATCTTCACTGCCAAATGTTAGTTTTACGGCCTCTGAACGCTCGCCTACGACCAAGCTTACGCGGCCAACTGCTGCGAGTAATGCTTCGCGATCAACGATATAAATTTTGTCGTTGTTAAGAGGAATGATGCGTTGATAGTCAGGATATTTACCGTCAACTAGCTTCGATGTGACTGTCACGCCATCCTGAAAGGCAGCACGGATCTTGCGGTCTGACAGGCTGATAGTAATCATGCCTTCGGCCTTGGTGCAGTGTGACAATAGGTTTAGAACGCCGCGTGGAATAATTATGCCTGGCATATCTTCTGAGCCATCTGGCGCGCTGATTTTTATATGCGCAAACTGGTGTCCATCTGTTGCGGCAAAAGCAAGTTTCTCCTCAACACGGTGCATGAAAATGCCCGTTAGATAATATCGGGTTTCTTCCGATGAGACAGCGAAGCCGACCGAAGACAAAATTCGCGAGAATGAGTTGGCGGCTATGTCAAACTCATGTGTAAAGCCACCCGCTTCCATTGCAGGAAAATCAGAGGCTGGAAGCAGCGGGAGCTGCAAGAGGGATCTGCCAGCTTTAATGTTTAGGACTGTATCATCGCCTTCAAAGCTGATTTCACAACCATCTGGAGCTTTATTGATGGCACTATGCAGAAGCGCGGACGGCACTGTAATCGCTGGGAAATCTGTTATGCCAGACTGCCGCGCAGTAACTTTTACCTCTGTATCAAGGTTGGTTCCTGTCACTGTCAAAAGTCCGCCTTCGCACTTAATTAGCACATTTCCTAAAATCGGAATTGTGATGCGCTTTTCTACAGTACGGTTTGCTGCAGCCAGTGCTGGAAGCAATGCACGCCGCTCAATCGTGAAATTAATGTGCATTGGTCTTGTCATTGCACTAACTCGAAAAGATCGTTCGGCTGGCAGCTTAGAGTTTTACAAAGCGTGGCCATTTGCTCGTATGAAATGGTTTTGAATTTGCCGTTAATCAGTAAGGATGTGTTTGGTTCGTTAAGGCCGAGGATTGGAGCAAGTTCACGGTTACGGATACCTGCTTGCGCCATGCGGGCTTTGATATTGACTTTAATTTGCATGCCAGTGTTTCCTTTACTTGCGCCGAAATCTCGGCTTTTGTGGCCATGAGTCATCGTTGACGCTGAAAGAGATTCCAGCGGCTTGCGAAATGAGGGATTGAAGATGAAATTCGGTAGTTTAGGTGCAGCAGTTACTGCGGCTGGAATGTGTTTTCTTACGTTTGCGCCAGCTCAAGCCGCCACTATGGGGGAGGCTATAGATATGATGGCGGAAATGATTGTTCTCGAGAACCTTTGTCCTGATCTTCGTAAGAACATGGATTCCGTTCATGCGTTCTTGAAAGATAATGGCATAACTGATGGTGCTTTGGCAGAAACCAGTATCTTTTCTGATGAGCTTGAAGCAGCGGCTAAGCGTAGTTTTGGTGTTCGGAAGGACAAAACACGAGAAGAAAATTGCGCGGATGCGATCGAGCTTTATGGTGCCAATGGTACGAAGGTGAAGGGGCACTTCGCTCTCAAATCCGAGCGGGCTAAGGTCAAGTAATTTGACCATCACACTGTAACCAAATTGGTTGCCCGTTTGCGTGCTCGATGGGCAGCTTTTAGGCCGTAACGACTGATATCCTCGGAAGAAAAACCGCGATTATTTAAATTTTCGGGTGTCGTGGGCTCACCAAATTTGTTCATATCTTCCATGATTGTAGCCATGTTTTTTATGGCTACATACTCCCTTAGTATCGTAATTTTTGATCTGCCTATTCCCTGAAATAGAAACATGTACGCTAACTCCTTTGTCCGTATGTTTCTATATTGGAAACATTATGTCAAGGGAATAGTTTCTGTTATAGAAACAATTTAATTGGAGATACTATTGAATGCGTTTAGGCCGCCCCTGATTAGGTCGGTGTTAATGCCTTTTCTGGTTGGTAAAAAATGACCGCAGCAAAGGTGCGGTAGGTATTAGTGAGGGATAGTTATGATTACAAGACGATCAGTTATACAATCGATCTCTGCCAGCGCTATGATGGTTAGTAGCAATAGCGCCAGAACTGACAATGTGGATCACAATCTTGAAAACATTCTCCGTGATTTAGCCCGGATAATGAAGTGCCGTACTGGACGTGACTGGAGAGTCACTTGCGATTATCAAAATGGATTTATTGTGTTAATCGAAAATAGGTAATTATATCAAGCACTATGAGGTGAGTGTTTTAAGGATGGCTAAGGCGCGGACTTTATCTTCATTTGATAAAGCGCTGTATATGTCATCTAAACTCGGATTGGCTGGATCTTTAAATAACGAAGGTACATCGCATCTGAGAACATAAGCGATTTTCTCCAGCCAGTCCTGATTGTAACGCTGCTTACCATTCATAAGTTTGGATATGACGCTTTTGCTCGTATCTAATGCTTGGGATAATTCTTCAGCCGTCATATTTCTATGTACGAGCCATTTTTGTAGCATCAGGTGAGATTTAACTCTTGGCGTTTTGTCATTTGTAATAGCTGGCATGTTTCCATTATCGTAATAAATTCTCTTTTTGACGTTATCTGTAATAGAAACATTTGATATTGGTTGCCTTGACTTTCTGGTTTCTATAATAGAAACATATGGTATGGAACATCCACTTACTTCATACCGTGCGATTTGCGGACAAACCATGGAGGCTTTTGCTTCCTCTATCGGCGTGTCTAAAGCATCGATTTCAAAATGGGAGGCTGGCGTGGCTATGCCGAGACGATCCCAATTAGAGAAAATTGTTGCTGTAACCAATGGCTGTGTAACTCCGCATGATTTTTTACAGTTTTACTATGAGGCTGTTCGATGAGCGTGCAGGATTACCACATACGACAGAGTCCGGACTGTCACGGAAATTTCCAAATTAATTCTTTCTGCAACCTCTGCCGTATCGCCCAGCGGCAGATGCTGGCCTGTCTTCGCGCTTTTTCCATCGTGCGCGAAGGCAGGTCTATTTTTTGAGGTGCTGTCATGAGTGATTTACGTCCTACTTGTCCGAAATGGCGGCGCGGTCTGAAAGCTGTTGTTCGTCGGCTTTTAGAAATGTCGGGCGGTGTAACCAGTTTTGAACACGTGACACGAGTTAAAGCACCGGCTTTATCGAAATATGGTTCACCGGATGATGAGACGCACATGCCCGTGGATGTGGTCATGGATCTCATGCTGGATACAGGCTCAAATGGCATCTTATCTTATATGGCGGCACGGCTGGGCTACAAATTGGTGGCTCTGGAAGAGCAGCATTTTGATGGAGAATTACCAACAATTGCTGATGTCGCTCTCGTGATTCAATCATTGAATGCGGTTGTTCAGGAGTATGCGCAAGCCAGCAAAGACAATGTGGTCACGGCAAGCGAAAAGCGACGGGTTTTCGATAAGATTGAAAAAGCAGTGCAAACGCTTCGTGTTTTTCAACGCATGCTGGATGCTGCGTCCCAGTCTGGCGGTGCAGAATGACCCGTCGTTACCGTTTTCACGGCTCTGAGGCGTTTGTTTCTCATTCCCGATACGGGGCGGCCAGATCCAAGGCCATTCTGAAAAAATATCCAAATCATGCTGACCGGCTGGCGCGTCTTGCAGTGGAAGGCCGCGTGCAGCGGCTTTGCATTGTGCCTGTCCGTTCCCATCAGAAACGGAGGCAGGATCATGACTGACGAAATTACCGGCGACAGCGCCCAGACCATAGCCGTGGGGCAGCTCCGCGCTTTTATTGAGCGTGTTGAGCGACTTGAGGAAGAAAAGAAGACCATCGCCGATGATATCAAAGAGGTTTTTGCAGAGCTGAAAGGCTCCGGCTTCGATAGCAAAGCAGTCCGTACAATCATCCGACTTCGCAAAAAGGAAGTGCATGAGCGCCAAGAGGAGGAGGCAATACTCCAACTCTATATGGACGCGCTCGGCATGTCGTGAGGGTATGACCATGACGCACGTTTATGATCCATATGCCGCTAAGCCGGTCAAACCTGCTAAATCCATCAAGAGCAAAGCTCCGGTTAAGAAGGCTGTAAAGGCTCAGCCTAAAGTGAAGGCGAAAGCTGTTGCTGAGCCTGAGTTCTATCCGGCGCATCCGCTTGCTGATCTGTTTCCGATGATCGAGGAAGCTGAGCGCATCATGCTGGCTGATGATATTGCTGCACATGGTCAGCATGAGCCGATTTTGTTGCTGGAAGGTATGGTGCTGGATGGTCGCAACCGGCAGTGGGCTTGTTTGCATGCCGGTGTGAAGCCGGTTTATGCGCAATTTACAGGCTCCGATCCGTTGAATTTTGTGCTTTCCAAGAACTTGCATCGCCGTCACTTGACGGAAAGCCAGCGTGCGCTTGTTGCTGCGTCCATTGTTGATTGGGAGCGTGGTGTAAATCAGAGCACTGGCGGGGCAGCAAATTTGCCGACCCGCACGGCGGCGACAAAGTTGTCAATTTCAGAGCGGGCGGTAACAGCGGCACGGCGTGTGCGTGACCATGGTGCGCAGGAACTGATTGACGCCATTCGTGCGGGCAAGGTTTCGATCCATGCCGGTGAGGCGCTTTCTGAATTGCATCATGCTGAGCAGTGCAAGGTACTTCGCCAAGAGCAGAAACAGATTGTTGCGAAGGCGAAGGAAATTCGCGCTGAAAAGCAGCGGGTACGTCATGCCGTGCGTCTCACGCATATGGCCATTGTTGCTGATCAGGGTAGTTCGACTGCACCCAATATGCTGGCTGGCACATATCCGGTTATCTATGCAGATCCGCCATGGAAGTTCGGTGTTCACTCGGAGGTTACTGGCCGCGAAAAGAGCGCTGAAAATCACTATCCGACGATGGATACGGATGAAATATGCGCTTTGTTTGAGAAAATCGGCAATCCGGTTTCAAAGGATGCGGTGCTTTTTCTCTGGGCAACAAATCCGATGCTTCCACAGGCTCTGCAGGTCATGCAGGCATGGGGCTTTACCTATGTTCACCACTGGATCTGGGACAAGCAGGTTGCAGGCACCGGCTATTGGGGGCGCGACCGGCATGAACTGTTGTTGATTGGCAGGCGTGGCGATGTGGCTGCGCCGTTAATGGGGACGCAGCCGGAGACCGTTTATTGTGAGAAAAAGACCCGGCATTCGGCTAAGCCTGCCTATTTTGCCGAGCAGATTGAAAAGTTTTATCCGGAGATTCCTAAGCTTGAAATGTTTTGCCGTGAACCACGCGCCGGTTGGGATGCGTGGGGCTATGAAGCCGGAGGTGCGTCATGCTGATTGCATCTTATCGCCATACAGAGCGAGGCATTCTAGCGGCTAGAAAGAAGGCAATGATATTGCCGTTTGTCCAGCCTGTACGGAAACACAACATTTCTTCTGATGACCGGCTTGTGCCAGTCGTTGCTGTGCGCTTTGAGGCGTTCATGTCTATGGTGCAGGCTGAACAAACTGCGCGTTGGATTGAGGAGCGTCAAAAACGATATCGCGCACGGTTTGATGTAATTGAGAAACGCATTTGTCGTGTTTTCAAAGTCACTAAAAATGACTTGCATTCACGCCGACAAGATATGGCATCGGTGAGTGCTCGGCAGGCAATTTGTTATTGGGCAAGGCGGCTAACACCGCTTTCTTCGCCACAAATAGGAAAGCGGCTTGGTGGTTGTGATCATTCGTCAGTTCTGACGCGAGTTGCTGTGTATCACCAAAAGCGTGCAAAAATGGGTAGGCACTTACGCAAGCTCCATAAGGGAGGCGGGCGATGAGTGCTGAGGCGATTGAACTGCGCAAGGCCAGACAGCGCTTTGCTGCTCTCGGCGGTGCTGAGTGGTTATTGTCATCCAATGGTGCTGAAACCTTTGTTGAAGCACGTAACGGCTTGGATACTGTGGTCGTTACTCATTTTGATAAGGCTGCAACACCCGAAGAGATCGACTTCTTTGCAAATGCTCCACACATGATTGGCTTGCTGCTGAGGCTGGTAGATCGTGCGATCAAGGCCGCCAATCAAAGCTCAGGCGGTCGGGCAACTCCGGTACAAGGCAAGTCTGTGAACTATGCAGCTGAGGCTGCAATGAAATGCGGTGAGGCTGCGTTTCTGGTGTTCTTGGAGCAATGCCACGGGCTTGAGCGCCCACTGACTGATGACAAGGCGGCTCAGAAGCTGCGCTCCTTATTGCGCATCACATCCAGAAAAGAATTGAACAATGACGCGGCTGCGGCTGAGCGCTGGCGCTCGCTGCGTGCTGCCTATGAGGCATGGCGAAAGGCGGGAAACTAATGGCTAACGCTATCAAATTTACGGGAGCAAACATGCGATTGCTGCCACCGCAGGGGGCGGAAAATGTGGATGTGCTGCATACTTACACGAATGGTAGTTGCTCGGTGTTTTGTTTGGAATTGTCGTCTGATGAGTTGGCGGAGGTTCTTCGGACGGGGTGTGTGTTCCTGACGGTTCTTTCCGGTCAGACACAGCCGCCTGTGTTTATAGGAAGTGAGACTACTGTTCGTTCTGTTGTCGTGGATTATGGCGGCGTATGGGCGCGAGAGCGGAGGGCGGCAGAATGAGCCAAGAAGCAACCATTCGCCGTGGTGTGCGAAATGCGCGATATGCGGCAATACCAAATCATGTTTTTGAAGATATGCGCCTGAGTATGGAGGCTCGCTGGCTGCTGGGCTATCTTTTATCGAAGCCTGACAACTGGACTGTTGTGCAGAAAGATATCGCAAACAAAGGCGGTTGCGGACGCGATAAGGCGCGTAAGATGATCGCTGAGCTTGTTGATGCTGGTTATGCCGAGAAAGAGCAGGCGCGTGATGCCGGTCGTTTTGGTGGTATGTCATTGGTTATCTATGATGAGCCATTGAATGGCGCACCTTCACCGCAGAAGGATGCGGGTAGTGTTGCATTTGTACCGCAGACTGAAATGCCGTCGACGGTAAAACCGTCAACGGAAACACCGTCGACGGTAAATCCGGCACTAGTAAGTACTGATAATCTAGAAAATACTGATTATAGATCTGAGAGAGGCGTGCGCGAAGAAAATTCGAATTCTCAAGATATTGAAGATCACAAAGCTCTTGATCGGTCTTTTTGGAAAATCATCAAGGATTGGCCGAAAATTAACGGCATGCCTAAGGACAGGTGGTTTGCGGCATGGTGTGAACTGACGCCGGATGAGCGCATCGAGGCAGCGGAAATGCGTGATGCATGGCTGGCGATCCTTAAGGCGAATGGTCGTGATCATGTTCCTGTGCCTGAAAAATACTTCCGTCAAAAACTTTGGAAAGAAGTGCCGAGTGCCTCTGTAAAATCCCTGATGGATGACGGTTTAGATGGTCGGGTAAAAGCTCCGGCGTTCGGAAATATGTGGGCTGCGAATATCTATCGGGAGCTGTGGGCTGGGGTTACTGAGTTTCAGACGCTTGATTCCATCGAACAGGAATTGGTGGAGAAGGGGCGCTTTACCGCTGAGCATATTCTGCGAGGAAAGCAATCTCGTTACGGCTTTCCAAATGTGAACATGTTGTTTGATCGCGCTACGGCGTTTCGTGGATTGTTGGTTTCAGCAGACTTGAAGCCAATTTCGAGTGGCATGGTTGCTGTGCCTGTCGGTGGTGACGTCTGGCATGAGTTGCAGGATGAGCATGCTAAACGCGGCTGGCCTTGGTTTCCAAAGCCCGGAAAGCAAACACATGTTTGGCTACCAAATGGGGTTGCCGGTCTCAATGAATTACAGGATCTGTGGCAAGGATTGGACAAATGATAATGCCGGATAACAAAGCCTTTGAAGAAACACGCATCCTTGAAACTGCAAATCGTCTTACTGAACGTGATCCTGATCGTATCAAACAGCGCATGCAGGATAAGTTTCTGGCTATTGCTGCCGGTAATGATTCGTCTGTTAAGCAGTGGTTTGTACTTCGCACGGCACATCGTAAAGAAAATGATGTGCATAAAGCTGTGATTGATGCTGGCATTGAAGCATGGCTGCCGATGAAAAAAGCGATTCAGCAGCGTCGTCACACACGACCAAGCAAAGAGATAATGATACCTGTTTTCAGTGGTTATCTGTTTGTCAAAGCTGTTTCATGTGCTGAGAGCTGGGTTGGTTTATCGCGTATTGACGGTGCGGTGTCACTGATATTCGGACAGCAGGGTGCGCTTGTTGTCAGTGATAAATATATGAATGATCTCATGTGCTTGACTGATGCCGGTTCATTTAATGAGGGGAGGTCACTTCCACACTTTAAGGGTGGCGAGCGCGTCTCGTATGATCTGGCAGGTAATGTCTTCAATGGAGTTGTTGAGGGGTATGTTGGTACACGGGCAGCGCGTGTTCTTTCCTTCATATTTGGGCAGGAGCGCGTGATTGAAGTTCCTCTTGCAAATTTAAAAAAATCGGCATAGCTCTAATAACAGGGACGACCTGTGGACTGTGAAGTAATTGCTTCCGATACCCTGTAGCAGCCTATATGGCGGAGCTCGGCACAGATCCCGAAGAAGCGCCCGACAAATCGGTAACCGCTTCTTCCCCAGTGCGAAGCTATGGGAATATTCCAGTGAGCAAGCTTAAAAGTTTAAAGCCAAGGCTTCCGGCCTTGGCTTCTCGTTTTGCATCTCAGGCATCTACTGAAACAATCAGTAAGTCCCGATCTCGGGATGAGAGCCTGCATTATCGTAAATGGTATAAAACTGCTCGTTGGCAGCAATTGCGCATGGAAGTGCTGACGCGGGACAAGTTTACCTGCCAGATGGTTGGATGCGGCAAAGTTACCGGCAAAACATCACAATTAGTCTGTGACCATATCCAGCCGCATCGCGGTAACGAGCGGCTGTTCTGGGATGTGAGTAATCTGCAGTGCTTGTGCAAGCCATGCCATGACAGGCTCAAGCAGCGCCAAGAGCAGTCATCACTTCATACGCGTGGTGTGTGGGATTAAAGTTTAGCTCGATTGTGTTTGTAATAATTGATATGCACCGGCTGCTCCAGCTAACATTGAAAGTATGCCAGAGATTATTCCTGCTGTATTGAGATATCCTAATACTCGTCCTCGTTTATCTATATTGAGGTGATCCCACCGCTTTTGAGGTGACATAAAGAGTAGTTCTTCGTACAGCCCTTCCGCCTTCTGATAGTTCAAAAAAGCAAACAGTCCAGTGATTAACGCTAATGAACATCCGCCTATGAATGCGTAAACAGCCATAGGATTGGTCTTCCCCATTTCAATCGTTACTTTGAAACTGAAAAACAAGCCCGCTGAGTTGGTAGTCATTAATGTTGCGATTAGCCATTTACTCATACTCATAGCTTGATCTGATGCTGAACGCATACCTTCGATCAGTCTTTGTTCAAATAAAATATCATTGTCACTTTTTGTTCTTTGTTCTGACATCGGTTTTCCTTTGAGCTCTCGATTCTAAATTACATTAAATCGGCATGGATCATAAGTAACGTAGACAACAAGGGGGGGCATCAAAAGTCTGCAAGGTCTCGGCTGCTAGACCGCCACCCCTCTCATTCGCGGGTTTTTTTTCATCATGACGAATTTTGACGTGGCATTTGACCTGCTGGGCGATCCGATACCGCCTAATCAGGGAAAACGCGGCAGGCCGCAGCATGTGCCTACCAAGGAAAATGCTAACAAAATCATGCTGTTATTGGCGCAAGGCTGGGCTGATATCCGAATTGCCGGTGCGCTCGGAATTACAATTCCGACTTTGAAGAAGCATTATTTTTCAGTTCTGAAAACCAGAGGCATTGCACGGGATCGTGTGGAGTCCATCGGCTTACTGTCCCTATGGAATATGGGACGTGAGGGAAATGTCGCTGCCATGAAGGAATACTTCCGGCGGCATGATGCTGCGATTGGTGACCTGTTCAACGCCAAGGTTGATAAGGAAACCGAGAAGGTCGGCAAAAAAGAACAAACGCGCCGTGAGGCAGAAACCCCGCCTGATGAGTGGGAATCGGTAATACCAATGCAAAGGCACTGATTATGCTGGATTTGTCCTGTCCGGATTGGTTTGAAAAGATCAAGGCAGGGCGTTCACCATTGCCTGACAATCTTCCTCTTGATGTGGAAGAGGCCAACGCAGCGATTGCCGTATTTGAGAAACTTCGTCTACCGGACGTGCCAGGCAAGCCATTGCTGAGGGATGCTGCAGGGCAGTGGGCAAAGGATTTTGTCGGGGTAATCTTCGGGCTTGTTGAGATGAGCGAAGATCGTGAGGTTGTTATCAACCGTAAGGTCAGGCGCTACTTTCAGCTGGTTCCGAAGAAAAATTCCAAGACAACAAACTCCGCTGCGATCATGCTCACAGCATTGCTTCGTAACCGCCGTCCGAATGCAAGTTTTCTTTTAGTCGGACCAACTCAGGCGACTGCCGGTCTGGCTTATGATCAGGCAGAGGGAATGATTAATTCAGACCCGTGGTTGAAGAAACGGTTTCATACACGGGATCACATCAAAACCATTCAGGATCGCAAAACCGGCGCGACGCTAGAGATCAAATCTTTTGATAACAAGGTAATGACCGGCCAGAAGCCTGTCGGTGTTTTGATTGATGAGCTGCATGAGTTGGGCAAAATTCATTATGCGCAAAAAGTGCTGGCTCAGATTGATGGTGGTATTCTGGCCAATCCGGAAGGATTTGTAATTATCATCACCACACAGAGTGATGAGCCGCCAGCCGGTGCTTTTGCGACCGAATTAGAGCATGCACGGTCTGTTCGGGATGGTGAGCATGTTGGTGGTGAAACTCTGCCAATGCTCTATGAGTTTCCAATGTCGCTTCAAGCTGATGAGCAGAAGCCATGGGAAAATCCAAAGGTCTGGCCTTATGTTTTGCCAAACCTCGGACGCTCGATCACGATTGAACGCCTGTTACCAAAGTTCAAAGAAGCGAAGGCGAAGGGAATTGAAACCTTCTCCATTTGGGCTTCTCAGCATCTCAATGTTCAAATCGGTATCGCGATTAACGGAACGAGTTGGCGCGGGGCACAGCATTGGGATGGTTCCGTTGATACCGATCTGAAAGATCTGGATGTTCTTCTGTCTCGTTCTGAGGTCGCTGTTATCGGTATTGATGGTGGTGGGCTGGATGATCTTCTTGCCGTTGCGGTCATTGGCCGATGCAAATTCACACGAAAGTGGCTGCTCTGGACACATGCGTGGTGTCAGAGAGATGTTTTGGAGTTGCGAAAAGACATCGCTCCAAAGCTGATAGATATTGAAGGATGTGGCGAACTTACATTCTGCGATGATACCACAACCGATATCATGGGGCTGGCCGATGTTTGTCAGCGTGTAAATGAAAGCGGGCTGTTGCCTCAAGAGGCTGGCATAGGTGTTGACCCTCAAGGTGTGGCAGCAATCATTGATGAATTGTCTGTTCGCGGAATGGACAAGCCGCAGGTTGTGGCCGTTTCTCAGGGCTTTCGACTGTCTCCGGCAGTTTGGGGCGTTGAGCGTAAGGTCAAAGACAGGACATTTATTCATGGTGGCCAAAAGCTGATGACCTTCTGCGTTGGTAACGCAAAGGCAGCTCAGCGCGGCAATGCTGTGGTGATCGAGAAGCAAGTTTCGGGAAAAGCCAAGATTGACGCTCTGATTGCCACGCTTTGCGGAGCAATGCTGATGAGCCGTAATCCAGAGGCGTCAGGCACTTCTGTTTATGAGAGCCGTGGCATTTTGATGGTGTGAGAGATGGGATTTTTTAAAAGGTATTTCTCTCGCGGTGCTCATGCCTCGGCATCACCAAGGGCAGAGTATGGTGATAGCGCTTCGTTCTATTCGATTAATGATCCGCAGGTTCTTGAGTTTTTCAGAACTGGTGTGGAATCAATAACCGGAGCATCGGTGACAGTCGAAACAGCTATGCGTAATACTGCTTTGTTTCGTGCAGTAACATTGATTGCCAGCTCTATTGGTATGCTGCCGTTGCAGCTCATTCATGATGATACCAAGCAAAAGGCTACGGATCATCCATTGTATCGATTGCTGCATCGAGAACCGAATAGCTGGCAGACGGCTTTTGATTTTCGATCACTGATGCAGTTGCGGGCATTGGTTTACGGTAATGCCTTTGCATTGATCATCCGCTCCTTTGATATTCGCACCGGTAAACCCGTGATCAGGCAACTTGTGCCGTTGGATCCGGCAAAGATGGAAGTGAAGCAAAATCCGGATTGGTCGATCGTTTACAACTACCAGACACAGCAAGGTCAGCACCGGACTTTTAAGCCTGAGGATATCTTTCATTTGCGCGGTGTTTCTCTAGATGGGCTGAATGGTCTGTCTTTGGTCAAACAAGCGCGGGATGCCTTGGGGCTGGCAATCAGTGCTGAGTTAGCTGCAGGACGTTTATTCAAAAACGGCAGTTTTATCGGTGGTGCTTTGAAGCATCCGGGCAAACTGTCGCCAGAAGCTTTTGAACGATTGAAAGCTAGTCTTGCTGAAAAAGAGGGTGCAGAGAATGCCGGTAAAAATCTGATCCTTGAAGAGGGGATGGATTTTACTGGAGTTTCCTCGTCTGCACGCGATGCCCAGATGCTTGAGCTTCGTAAGATGCAGGTTGAAGAGGTTGCTCGTGTCACCGGTGTACCGCGACCGCTCTTGGGTGTTGATGAGACTGCTTGGGGAACCGGCATTGAGGCTCTTGGACGTTTCTTTGTTCAATATGCCTTGGGCGCATGGTTCGAGGCATGGCAGCAGGCTGTTGAGCGATCACTTTTGACGGATGCCGAAAAAGACAGCCTTTCAGCCAAATATAATGCGGGCGCTTTGCTGCGTGGTTCTATCAAAGATCAGGCTGACTTCTTCGCCAAAGCGCTTGGCGCAGGTGGTGCTGCCGGTTGGATGACGCAAAATGAAGCGCGTGATCTGCAGGATATGCCGCGTGTTGAAGGTGGTGACACAGTGAGCAAGGGGGCGATGATGAATTTCTCAGGAACAAAAAACGGAGCTAAAGACGATGAGCCATAAGCGCATTTATGCCAGCCAGCGTCACAAAGCCTTGCCATTGCCAGCTAATCGCGAAATCTCCGCACTGACTAAGCCGCAGGTCTACGATAAGTGGGCGCAAGATGCAGCTGGGATCCGTGCGGTAGAGCGCGGGGATAATGTCATCGCCATGTTTGACGTGATTGGTGAGGATTTTTGGACTGGTGGCGGTGTTACGGCCAAAAAAGTTACAGCACAGCTCAGGGCTATTGGCAATCGTCCGGTGGAGGTGCAGATCAATTCTGCCGGTGGTGATATGTTTGAGGGCATCGCAATCTATAATGTTTTGCGTGAACACTCACAGCCAATCACTGTTAAAGTAATGGGAATGGCTGCTTCTGCGGCTTCCATCATCGCTATGGCCGGTGATGATATCCAGATTGGTGCAGCATCCTTCATCATGATCCATAATTGCTGGGTTATGGCCATGGGTAACCGGCATGATCTGCAAGAAACAGCTGATTATCTGGCTCCGTTCGATCAGGCGATGATTGATTTATATGCTGCTCGCTCCGGTCAAAGCACTGCTGATATTGCGAAATGGATGGATGCCGAAACCTATATGTCAGGCTCTCAGGCTATTGAGCGCGGCTTTGCCAATAATCTTTTATCAGCAGAAGCCATGAAAACAGATGCTGCTGCGCAAGCGGCAGACCGTGGCTTTAATGATCTGCGGGCTATGGAACTTTCACTGGTTTCATCTGGCAATACCCGTGCTGAGGCGCGGGAGAGAATTGAAAAACTTCGTACCGGTAATTCATCTGGTGCGGATCTGATCCAGCCTGCTGCATCAGCAGGTGACTTTTTCGGTTTGGCCGAATTGCTCGCTGAGCTGCAGCGGCCTTTGTAAATCAACAAATATCCCGATACATTTTAAAGGAACCATGAGAATGAAAAACGTCTCCATGATGTCGCTTGCCTCTGCCACAGCGCTCACCACTCCACGTGCAATTATCGGCCATACCATTAAGGCTGATAATAGTGATCCAAAGGCAATGATTGCGGCTGTGCAGACTGCAGTCACTGAATTGCGTGCATCTATCGATGAAAAGATGAAAAGCAAAGTTGATGATACTGTTCTGAATGAACGCATCGCCCGTATTGATGCTTCTGTTGGTAATTTCCAGTCTGCGATTGATGGCCTCAATGCACAGGTTGCTGCTGCCGGTATCAATCAGAATGTGATCGGTGATCTGCCTGCGGATCCTGAATACGTGAACGCTTTTAAAGCGCATATGCGTAAAGGCGATGTGCAGGCCAGTATGAGTAAAGGCACTGATACCGATGGTGGCTATCTTGCACCAGTTGAATGGGATCGCACGATTACCAATAAACTGAAAGAAGTCTCGCCGATCCGTTCTCATGCGCGCATTATCTCGATTACTTCTGCTGGTTTCAAAAAGTTGTTCAATGACCGTGCTATCGGTTCTGGCTGGGTTGGTGAAACTGCCGCACGAGCAGAAACCAGCACTCCAAAAATCGGTACACTCGATTTCCCTCTTGGCGAAATCTACGCCAATCCGGCGATTTCACAGCAGTTACTTGATGATGCTGCGATCAATCTTGAGGCATGGCTGGCAGATGAAGTGCAGGCTGAGTTTGCTCGTCAGGAAGGTATCGCGTTTGTTTCCGGCAATGGTACAAACAAACCGCATGGTATTCTGACCTATGTGGAAGGTGCAGCAAATGCTGCCCGCCATCCTTTCGGTGCTATCAAAACTGTGCTGAGCGGTGCAGACGCTGGCTTTACAGCTGATGGTCTTATTGATCTGATCTACGACCTGCCTGCTGAATTCCGTGCGAATGCTAAAATCTTTACAAGCCGCCAGTCGCAGTCTGCGATGCGTAAGCTGAAAGACGGGCAGGGTAATTACCTCTGGCAACCATCCTACGCACTCGGACAGCCTGCAACACTGGCTGGCGAGCAGATTGTTGAGCTGGCAGATATGCCTAAGCCTGAAGCCGATGCAATCTCGGTACTGTATGGCGATATGGATGCCACTTACCTGATTGTTGATCGTATTGGTATTCGCGTTCTGCGTGATCCGTTCACCAATAAGCCGTTTGTGCATTTCTATACCACCAAGCGTGTTGGTGGTGGTGTGCATAACCCTGAGCCAATGCGTGCCCTGAAAATCGGCAAGCCAACTCCATAACCTTTCCGGTCATTTAGCGCCTGAGGCGGCGGTGTACACCGTCGCCCAAATTCATGCGAGGTCAGTTCCATGGCAAATCCGAAGAAAACGGCAGACGATGCCAATGACGGTAAAATTGTTGACACTGAGGCTGTTAAGGCAGCTCCGCAAGACCTTGTAGAGATGAACGATCCGTCTCTCACTGGTCAGCAGGCCGTCGCTAAGGCACTGCAGGCAGGTAACAATCCGGTGTCGGAGCATACGGATGAGTGAGCAGGATACTTCGCCGCTTGAGTCGCTGTTATCATTGGAAGGTGTGAAGCAGCACCTCAAAATTGATTTTGACGACGATGATGAGTTGCTCAAAGTCTATATGCCGGCTGCCGAAAAAGCTGTTCTCCAATATTGCAATATTGAGCTAGTGCCGGATGCTCAAGCTTCCGTTTTTAGAGTGGCGGCACTTCTGGTTGTCGAAGACCTCTATGATGATCGCGAAGATAAGAGATCTGGTATTCCAGCTGCAGCGGCAAAGCTCATAGATCCATACAGAGTGATGCGGGTTTAGATCGCAGCATCTGGCATAATTATAAGAAGGCGGTGCTGATATGGCTTGGGTTCGATTTACTCAGGACTTCGATTTCCGCGTTCGGCACGGTGTGACCAAGGCTTACAAAGCTGGAATGAAACTCAGCGTCACGACACGGTGTGCGCGGGAAGCAATTGAGCTTAAACGTGCAGAGCGTATTAAAACACCTTCAAAATCTGAGCTGGAAGCGATGGTGGGTCATGACAGTCAATAGTGCTGGTGACCTACGCTCTAAAGTTGCTTTTCAGCGCAAAAAAGAGATCGTGACCGATACACAGAAAAGCGACCGTTATGGCAATGCTCTTGGTGAGTGGAAAACGGTCTTTGAGTGTCGGGCGCGGCTTCAACCACGTCTCGGGAGTGAGGAGGTTGTGGCAGCACGTTTGCAAGGCAAGCAGCCTTACATTCTTACGGTTCGCTCCTCGAAGGCTTCACGCGAAGTCACACCGGCATGGCGTGCTTATGATGCCCGTGCTGGTATGAAAGCTGATGGCGTTACGCCTAAGCGTATTTTCGATATCAAATCTGTTTCTAATGTCGATGAGCGCGATCAGTTTCTTGATTTCCTCGTCGTGCAGGAGGGGTGATCCATGGCTATGAAAGTGAATGGCTTTCAAAATCTGATGCGCAAGATTGCTAAAGTGCCGGATGCAGTAAAGCCGCGTGCGCAGGCCGATTTGATGTTGGCCGGACGCGAAATCAATATGTTGCAACGATCTCTTGCACCGCAGGATGATGGTGTTTTGCGCGGTTCCATCCGTACAGAACCTTTGCCAGATGGTGAGGTTGGAGTGCAGATTCTTGCGGGTGGTGAGGCAACGACAGTCACAGTGCGTAAATCGAAAAAGGGGAATTCCCCTAAATATGATTATGCGCTGGGACAGGAATACGGCACCGAAAAAATGCAGGCTAATCCGTTCTTTTGGCCGGGCTATCGTGCGCGGAAAAAGCGGGCAATGCGGCGCGTTCGGGCGGGTGTTAAGCGCTCCCTCAAAAGTCTGGCTAGCAAATCATGACAGATCCAGCACTTGAATTGCAGGCGGCAATAGTTACTGCGCTTAAAGATCTGAATACAGCAGCCGGAAACGGCGTTTATGATATCCCGCCGGTTGATCAGAACGGGACTATCACGGCTTCATATCCTTATATCACTATCGGATCCGGCAGTTTGGTGCCGATAGATGAGGAGTGTTTTGACCGGTCAGAATACAGTCATCAGATAGATGTTTGGTCTGACAGTCAGGGATATGTTGAGGTTAAGACCATAGCCGGTCAGATCCGAATGCGCTTGCATGAGCAGGATCTGACAATCATTGGTCACACCGTGGATCGTATGCGCGTTGATAATATCGCTTTTTCGCGTGATGGCGGGGTCATTTCGCGGGCGCGGATCACTCTGATCACAGAGACACAGCCGATCCTCTGATTTCATTTTCACAATTTAACTTTTGCCACGCTCATTTCGGGCGCGATAACTCATGGAGATATGTCATGGCAACAACACGGAAACTGCTTATTCAGTTCGGTGATGGCGCTGCCGTGGAGGAGTTTAAGAACTCCTGTACGATCAACACCACGCAGGATTTTACCCTTGAGGCAACTACCACAGACGGCACTGAGCCGAACTGTGAAGATCCAAACGCACCAAACTGGGTTCTGCGTGCGGTTGATACCCTGTCTGCAGGCATCAACGGTGCCGGTACAATGGATCCTGTTTCCTATGGCGTATTGCGTACTCTGATGCTGGCCGGTCAGGATTTCAAGGTACGTGTGCTGCTGGATGGCCTGACATCCCAGCAGGGCGGCGGGTATTTTGAAGGGGCATATGTCATGACCAGCCTTGGCGTGAACAAGGAAGGTAAGGGCTATGTTACGGCTACGGTGGCTCTGCAGAGTACCGGCGAAGTCAAGTGGGTACCAGCAACTTAAAGGCTGATCATGACCAAGTATATTAAGAAGCCTTTTGCTGGTCAGGTGCGAGACTTCCGTCTTGATATCGGTGCTCTGCGGGAATTGCAGGGCACTTGTGATGCGGGTGTTTCCACTATTTTGGCTCGGCTCATGTCTCATCAGCCGCAGGCTAAAGATCGTAAACAGCCCCAGCCTGATCAATATGTGCAGGGCATTGCAGATCCGGATTTCATTGCGGATCTAAATCTCTATGGCATGTTCCGCAATATCGGTGGGGATTGGCGGGTTGATGATGTCCGTGAGACGATCCGGCTTGGGCTTATCGGCGGCGGTATGACACCATCGGATGCCTATTTGCTGGTTGCCACATATGTTGATGCCAGACCATTGGCAGAAAATATCAGTCTGGCTGCTGAGGTGCTGCTTCATGCAGTCATCGGCGATCCGGATGATTCGGTGGGAAAGCCGGAAGCCGAGACAGAGACGACAGCTCAAATGAGCGCATAATCTTCTCGGCATATTATGCTGCCGGTGCTGCAATGCATTTCAGCCCGCAGCAAATTGATGCAATGACCCTATGGGAATTTGCTGCCTGTGTTGACGGCTTTGTTAAAGCCAACGGTGGAACCGAAGAGACCGCACCTCCTTCATTGGAGGAGCATCATGCAATGCTGCAAAAAATGAACAACATCACCTCGCGGCAGATTTAAAAAGCTGCGGGGGATTGCAGCTTTTTCCTTCAAATTGAGATACTGACATGGCCGTTACTCTTGAGGAACTGCGTGCGACCCTTCGCATGGAGATGAAGCCGTTTATGCGTGATTTGCAGCAGATCAATGGGATCAGCGCTAAATCCGCACGTCTTATGGAAAGCACGTGGCTGCAGACCAGTAAGAAACTCGACGGCTTTGGCAAGAATATGGCTCGAAGCCTGATCACGCCTATGGCCGGTATCGGTGCGGCTCTCGGTACACGTGAGCTGGCGCAGCTGGCAGACACATGGTCGGATCTGTCCAGTCGCGTCAATATTGCTGCTGGTAGTCAGGCCAAGGGCGTGGAGGTTATGGGGCGTCTGGGCGAAATGGCTCGGATGACCTATTCCGGTCTTGAACAAACAACAGAAAGCTATCTGAGCAATTCCACGGCCATCAAAGACCTGGGCTACAGCACCGATCAGGCTCTGGATTATACTGAGGCGCTCAATAATGCGCTCGTGGTGTCCGGAGCCAAAGGTGACAAGGCTGCCCGTGTAATTGATGCTTTGTCGAAGGCCATGGCCTTGGGCAAGCTGCAGGGCGACAATCTGAATACTGTGATCTCCACTGGTGGCCGTGTTGCTGAGGCTCTGGCGGCAGGGCTTGGCACCTCGGTCAGTGGTCTGCGTAAACTTGGTGCTGAGAGCAAGATCACCGGTCGTGATATCGTCACGGCTCTGTCCAGCCAGATGGCAACGCTTCGTAAAGAAGCTGAGAGCATGCCAGCCACTATTAGTGATGGTTTCCAGCTGCTCAACAATGCCATGCTACAGTATGTTGGTAATGCAGACACTGCGACCGGTATTTCTGCCAAAGTTGCAGAGGCGCTGATTATCATCGCCGATAATTTCGATAAGGTTGCTGATACAGGCCTGCAGGTGGCCGCAGTTATTGCTGGTGCTCTCGTTGGCCGGTCACTTACCGGCATGATCGCGAAGCTTGCGCTGAGCACGGCAGAACTGAAAAAATTCATTAGCATGCTTTCTGCAGCTCGTACCCTTGGCGGTATGGCCACGGCAATGACTGGTCTGAGTGCTGCAGCCGGTCCACTTGGTTTAATTATCGGTGGAGCGGTTGTTGGCTCGCTGGTCAATTACGGAATAGCCTCCGCTGATGCTGCAGAAAAATCTAAGACCTTCCAGCGTGAACTTGAAAATATGGGTTTGCTGGCCAAACAGGCTGCAGAGGATGTTGATGCGGCAGCTGTATCAATTGAGGAACTGTCTGATGCCGACAAAAGACGCAAGTTAAAGGCTATCAGTGAAGAGCTGGATCGGTTGCGCAATGGTGGCGGCTTATTCGGCGGTCAAGGTGATGAGCTTGGATCTATTGCTGATCGTGCAATGAGAGCGTTGTGGAGTCTTCAAGGTCAGTTTTCACTATCAACTGAAGATAAAGATGGTCGTAAAGAAATTGCTAATATTGCTAATGAGTTCCGCGATACTTTCATACTCGCAGACGAAGCAAAACAGCGCTTGGAAGCGCTTAAAAACACGGACATTAGTCAGCCGGTTGTTGATCTAGCTAATGAGCTACTTCGCACTATTGATGTGATCGCTGCGGGTGAGGCTGCTGCAGTTAGCTTTGGGGAAATGCCCGGACTGGTGGAGGCTAAGCAGGAAGTTATAGAACTTCGTGATCAGCTTTCTACTTTGGCTGAGCAGGATCAAATTACTGCAGCCCAGCAAAAAGCACTCGAAGAGTTGGTTGATAAGTTAACCGCGACCGAAGATGGTGCGGATGATGCCCGAGTGGCATTGGCAAAGATTGGCCAAGACTTGCCAAATCTTGCCGGTTTTCTCTCCACCATGGATGCGGCAATCGCTAAGCTGGGCGTTGTCATCGCCAAATCTAAGGAAGCGAATGCAGCGCTTGCCAATGCGGGTATCAATTCCAAAACGGTTGATGCTTATAAACAATATCAGACCTCCCGCAATGAGGGAGAGGTCATCGTTGCCCAGCGTAAAGCCTATGAGCAAGACGCCATTCGCAAGTCAAAACTCGGCAAAGACCAGTATGCCCTCGAGGAGAAGATTGCGGCCGTAAAGGCCAAATCGCTCAAAGATGGTGTTGAGCTGACCGAAGATGCAATCCGGCGAATTGCACAAGCACAATTGGATGGTGAGAAATCCCGCACTGGTGAAGGCAAAAAACCAAAACGCGAAAAGCATAAAAAGACCGGTGAGGATTTCTTTGCTGCTGAAATCCAGCAGGTTAAGGATCGCACGGCAGCACTGGCCGAAGAGGCGCGGGTGACCGGCCTGACATATGTGGAGCAGGAAAAGCGCATGATGGCGCTGGATCTTGAGCAGTCAGTTTTGCAGCGCCTTCGTGAAGAGGCACGGCAAAAAGGTGTGACAGATCTGGATAGCATCAAGCTTTCACCTTCTCAGGTCAGTGCAATCAATGCTGTGTCTGAAGCTTATGCCAATCAGGCTGATGAATTGCGCAAGGTGCAAGAGGCTCAGAATAATGCCGAGAATGCTGCGCAGCAGTTTTCAGACAGCATGCGGTCTGGCTTCGTCGGTCTGGTAACCGGTGCAAATTCTTTCAAAGATGCTCTTAGTGGCCTTCTGAAAAAGTTGAGTGAGTTACTTCTGAATAGTGCATTTACCGCTTTTATGGGCGGCACTGGTGCTACGCAATCAGGTGGTTGGCTAACGGGCGTCATGAAAGCCATCGGTTTTGCTGAGGGTGGATACACCGGTGATGGTGGAAAGTATGAAGCCAAAGGTATCGTGCACGGCGGCGAATTTGTTTTTGATAAGCAGGCAACTGCCAAGGCAGGGGTAGGTAACCTTGAGGCTCTGCGCCGCAATCTCAAAGGCTATGCAAATGGCGGATATGTTGGGACACCGGCTATGCCTTCAATCCCGATGCCTCGTACACCTGATGTTAGCCAGATGAAAAGTAATGCCGGATCTGTCACGGCTCCGGTATCCATTCAAATCGATGCAAAGGGTGCTGACTCTGCCGGTTTGGCTAGAGTTGAACAGCAACTGGCTAAACTCAAAGCCGATATCCCTTCGCACGTCATTCAATCTGTACGCAAAGCTCAGAAATCTAATGTGAGGTTCTAAGTGGCTGTTACATATCCTTTAGATATTCTCACTGGCTTTCCGGGCTGGTCAACTGAGTTTGATCTGCTTCAACGGCAGGAACTTAGTCGTACTGCGGGTGGTACTACCATCGCCAAGGATATGGGTACACCACTCTGGAAAGCGGCTTTTCAGTCGCGCGTTCTCAGTCCTAATACATTGGATATGTGGCGGGCAAAGCTGAACAGTCTTGAGGGGAGTTTGCAGCGGTTTATGGGGCGACCTATGAGCCGTTGTTATCCTATTGCTCATCCGAACGGTCGTGGGCTTGGTGATGTTTCCGCAGTGACTGTTGCTAGGATCACTCTGAATAAAGTCGTTACCTTAAACGGCGCTCCTGCTGATTATAAATCCAGCATCGGCGACTATGTCCAGATTGGCCGACATCTCTATCAGATTGTCGGTCTGGATGGTGGTGTTGAGGTTCGACCGCATCTGGCACCTGGCACAGCTGTCGGCAACACTGTTGTATTGGTTCGGCCATCGGTGCCTATGATTATTGTTCCAGCCACGTTATCGACAACGGCAGATGCCGGTACCGGACGCGGTACTATCACTTTTCAGGCGATTGAAAGCAGATAATCATGCGTTACGTTTCAGCTGAGATCCAGCTTGCGCTTGAACAGCGCAGGCTGGTTGCGCGTGACTTTGTCTGGTTTGTGGCAAAGCGGCGCGATACCGGTGCCTCGGTCACTGAGGGCATTTGGTCTGACGTTTTCAATATAGAGGCCGAAGTCATCGAGCCTGATACCGGTATCACGCAGACACGCACGTTCTACGGCATGGATAGTCTGGTTGGTATTAGTGATATTCCGCTGATTGCTAATCTCTCAGTACAAAATGCGACTATTCAAGCCTCGCAGATCCACACGGAAATCGAGCGGATTGTCCGTGATTATGATTGCCAGCAGGCGCGGGTAGAAATCTATCGCGGGTTGTTTGATCAGGACACACGATTGATGGTGGCGCCTGCCGTTGCCCGTTTCGTCGGGTTCGTGGATACGATTGATGTCACCACGCCTTCTGAGAATGAGGAGGGATCGGTCACCTTCACCTGTGCCAGCCACACACAGGAAGTAACCCGCTCCAATGCAGAGACACGCAGTGCTGCCTATCAGAAAGTCCGTGATCTGAATGACGGTTTTTATGATGACAGTGCCACGGTCACTGAATGGGAAGTATGGTGGGGTTCGGTCAAAGGATCGGTACCAACGCAGAAGAAACGCAAAAAATTCTTAGGGATTTTCTGATGATCCGGCATGCAACTGCTTCTGACAAAATGGCCTGCCTGCGCTTGTTGCGTGAAAGCCATGAGGCGGCGGGTTTTACATTCCCATTTAGCGCAGCCCATGCCTCTGCTCTTTTTGATTATCACCATACCAGTCCGCAGACTTGTGTTTTGGTGATTGGTGACAAGCCGGACGGGTTGTTAATGGCAGGCTGGTTCGAGCATCCATTCGGTGCTGGCCGCTATGCCAAGGAAACAGTCTGGTATGTCGCCCCGCAAGCGCGTGGGCGGGGTGCTATCAAGATGCTTGATGCTTATGAGACATGGGCGCGTGAACAAAACTGCAGCGCGGTCGGCATGGCAGCACTCGCAACCAATGATGTTTCAGCGCTTTATCTGCGTCGCGGCTATCAGCTTGCAGAAACGCATTATCTCAAAGCGCTCCTGTAGAATTTAATCCACGAGGAAATTATGGCTCTTTTTACTGCTATCGCCAGCGCGGTAACGGCTGTTGGCGCGTGGGTTGGTAGTCTTGGGATTATCGGCAGTGCTTTGCTCAAAACGGCTGTTGGCATTGGCCTGAACCTGTTGGCGCAGTCGCTGGCCGGTAAACCGAAAGACCCGACATTCTCCATTAATACAACCATTCAGGGTGGGGGCGATGTTCCGCGCTCAATCCTGCTTGGTAAAACTGCGACCGCCGGTTCTCTCGTCTGGGTAAACACATGGGGGCAGGATGGGGATAGCAAGAACGCTTATCTGACACAGGTCATTGCGCTCTCGGACTTGCCGATAAAGGCGCTGACCGGAGTATGGGTCAATAGTGAGAAGGTTGATCTGAGTGGCAGCAATACCGGCTGGGGGCATTCTGTTGCGCAGTACCGTAAAGACGGGCGCGATAATCTCTGGATCAAATTCTATGATGGTACACAGACGGCAGCTGATACATTCCTGACCGGTACTTGTTCCAATCATCAACGGCAATGGTCAAGCAACCGTGTTGGCCGTGGTGTTGCCTATGTGATTATCACCGCACTGGTTGCGAAGAATATGTTCTCCGGTATTCCCTCGTTTAAGTTCGAGGTCGATGGCGCAAGGCTTTACGATATCACCAAGGATAGCAGTGCTGGTGGTAATGGTTCTCAGCGTTGGTCAGATCCGGCGACGTGGGGCGGAGATGGTGATCATCTGCCTGCCGTACAGGCCTACAATATTTTGCGCGAAATCCGGTACGGCAGTAAATGGCTCTACGGATTGCAGGGTGTAACCGGATCGCGTCTGCCTGCTGCAAGTTGGATTAAGCAGATCAATAAATGCCGTCAGCAAGTGCAGGGTGCATATGGCTTTGAGGCAATGTATCGCTCTGGTGGGGAACTGCCGGTTGATGCACCGATTGCGACTGCGCTTGAGGCTATTCTCACCGCTTGTCAGGGGCGTATCAGCGAGGTTGGTGGCACTTATGCAATCCATATCGGTGCACCGGATGTACCGGTGATAGATTTTACCGATGATGATATTCTCTCAACAGAAGAGCAGACCTTCACGCCGTTTTTCGGGCTGGCTGATAGTATTAATGGCATCAGCGCGACACACCCATCTCCAATTAATGGTTGGGTGACAATCACAGCACCACCGCTCTATCGTACTGATCTGGAGGCCAGACACGGCAATCGCCGCTTAATGTCTGATGTGCCTTTGGACTTTGTGCCCTATCCGGAGCAGGTGCAGCGATTGATGAAATCCGCTTTGCTGGAGGCGCAGCGGGCACGTCGTCACACACTGGTTCTGCCACCACGCTTTTGGGCTTTCTGCACTCCGGGCGAATATGTTGTCTGGTCGTCTGTGCGCAATGGCTATCAGGCCAAGATGTTCCGCATTGACGGGGTGTCTGACAAGGGCAATCTGGATGTGCTGGTGGATATCACCGAAGTTGATCCATCGGATTATGCTTGGGACAGCAGCTCCGAATTCCGGCCACCGGTTGATGGTGCGGTTGGTATCATCCGTCCTGAGCCGATGCCGATCATCAGCTTTGGCGCATTGCCTGCGGTTGCGCAGGATAGCAATGGCAACAACCGGCGCTGTGGTATCAGGTTGTTTTGGGATGGTGCGGTCAATGCCGTGGATTATGTTCAGTATGAAGTTCGCAAAACCGAAACGCTGGAAACGATCTATATTGGCCGTACCGAAGAGGTGCCACGTGCTTCGCTGATCATTGCTCCTGGAATGTTGTTGCTGCCCAATCAGTCCTATCAGGTGCGGGCACGATACGGCACCTATGATGGCAATACGGAATTCATTTGGGCTGATTGGATTGAGGTTATTACCGATGATATCCGTCTCGGTCCGTTGGATATCTATGCGATCAATATCGAGCAGCTCAACAAGGATGTCAGCGATGTGCTGGCAGGACTTGGTGAGACCAGTCGGTATGTGCAGGAAGAGCTTGACCGCATTGGTGCAATGGCTGCTGAGCAGGAGGCGGGGAATTACTTTGCAGTCCAGCAATTGCGGCGTGAGGCCAGTGTTACCTCTCAGAGACTGACGGCCAGTTATACAGAATTGGTGGCCGTGTCAGTCGGACCTGGCAGCGCAATAGCAACTCGAATTGAGACGCTGGAGGCTAAGGTTGATGAGGATGTGGCAAAGGCAGTCAGTCTGCTCACCGCTGAAATTAAGGAAGTTGGTGAAACGGTTGAAGCGCAAGCACAATCCATCACACAGCTGAGCGTCAATGTTGGCAATTTCTCCGCTGATGGTCTTATCCGGATTACCAGTGAGGCAACCAGTGGCAGCGCATTGAACCGCATAGCCTTCAGCAGCTTTGTCGAAGCTATGGGGGAAACTGCGCAGGCTGCCATGTGGCTTGAAGCCTTTACCGGCACAGATAGTCAACTGCTCAGTCGGATCGTCATGAATGCAGATCAGTGGATCGTCACCAATGGGGTGAACAGTGCCGTGCCGATGACCTTCATTGACGGCAGGCTGACTTTGCAGGTTGCCAGTATCGGTGAGATTGAATCCGGTATGTTGCGCTCTCCGGACGGGAAATTCGTGATCAATCTGGCCGAAGGCTATTTAAGGATATCCCGATAATGGATGCAGAAATCTTTATGGATGAAGCCAAACTTGTGGTGGCCAAAGAGGGGTTTGATGCGTCAAATCCCTCGCTGCCGGAGGGCGATAAGCTATTCGACAGCGATTGGCTGTTTGCCGGTACCATTGTTCAGGCTGGTCTACATGTCGATAATGCGGACTATCGGTTAGATAAGAAGCCATACCCACGTATCTCATGGAATGAACCAACGAATTGGTCAAATGTGCAGGTGATCAATTTTACACCGCTGCCTTATGTGCCGACAGTACTGCTGATACCACTCTCGGACAGTCGTTACTGGCACGATCAAGGTATGGTTTTGTTTGGTGCGGATAAACGTAACCGCAATTTCGGTGACGAATATTATCGTACAGGCGAGATTACCGTGAGCAATAGCCAGATCAGGATACCGCGCTGCTATTCCAAAGCCGGTAAATGGCATTTCCGCGAAGATTTTATGTTTTTGATTATGGCGATGTGACATGGCGGGTAAAATCGTAATTGGTAATCACGAAGGTGAGCAGGGCATCTTCGTTGCTCATGCTGGCAAAACCGTAGAGCAGGGTGCGCCATATCTCATGTCCTCGGTTGCAGATATGCTCAAGATTTGGGCGCAAGGATCAATAGCGTCATCTGCAAGCAGACAATCACTTGGCCTGTGGCGGCATGATATTACCGTCAATTTTCCGGAACTGCCCTATATTCCCTTGGCCTTTATGGGTTTCAAGACCTCAGGTAGTGAACCGTTTCAGTTCCCGCCTGATCTGTACACTCTAGTGACATCTAGTTCCACAACGGGCGATCTGATGCCTGCTGTTGGCATTGCTCATAATAAGCTTGTCTTTGCCGGATGGACAGAACAGCAGTACTGTTTCTTTAATTACACGGTATTCCTGCTCAAAATCAGGGATAAGTTCTGATGCAGGGCTGTGTTTTGATCCAGAAAGGACCGGACTTTAAGTTCCGTGTCTCGAAGCCCGGAAAGTCGGTGGATAGCACTGATCTGAATGATTTTATCATTCATGAAAAGCTCGGCACTGCAGCGCCTTATATTACAGGATCAGCACAAGTTCCGGCATGGTCGAATGTGCTTATTCCTTTTGGGCGTACCTATGCTCAACCGGCACTCATCCTGCTCAAGCCCGGCAATGTGGTTGCCTATCAAACACAGTTTGAGGCTCGTATTCAAAGCAATATGTCCTCGATGCGGATCTACAATCACACAGGCACATCCCGTTATGTGACCTATTACGTCTATTGGAATTCCATAGGCGGCTGAATTCTCAAATATTTCATTCAATGTTTTGAAATCCACCTTGTGTGGAGAGGAGAACGCATGTCTGCAGATCAGACAATCCCTCAAATCCATCCTTTGGCCGAACAGCAAGAAACTGCATTTTTTGCTGGCGTTTTACGTCAACGCAATCTGTTGCTTGCCTCAGAAAACGTGGCCTTAAAGCAGCGTATTGCCAATTTTGAAGAAACTGAAAAGACATTGCAGGCACAGATTGAGCACCTGCAGGAGCAGCTTGCGGAAGCAGCGGAGGTTCATCATGGCAATCCGACCTGATTGGGAAGTCGGCACGATTACACTGATTGCCGGTAGTACCGATTTTACAACGACCAATAGTGCATTGCAGACGGCTGCTATCTCCGCAGGTGATGAAATTATCACGCCTACAGGCTTGGTTCTGATCATCGCTGAAATCACAGGGCAGAATGCCGGTCAGCTAATGCTACCATGTCCTGCCGGTGCCGCAGGCGCTAATCAGCCATTGCGCATCCGCTATCAGCCGGATGGAAGCCGTGTGCAAGGCGCAATGCGTATGGTCAGGGAATTGCTGGTCACCGGCAACCTTGATGCCTTTGCGACACTAGCAGGGCGGCCGAATGCTGTCCCTGTATTCACCGGCTTTGGCGCATTGTCGCTTATGGATACAGATATGCTCGGCGGTGGCTCTGCCGGTGGATGGGATGCCACTGTGTTTGATAGTGCAGGGCTGGATGCTTATGCAGATCGTCCTGCAGGCTATCGCGTGATGGTGATTGATGCAGGTGAACTTCGCTCTGCAGTATTCCAAAAATTGAGTGAGGCTGCCAGTGATTGGTCACAACCGATCTACTTTACCGGCAAGGACGGCAGACCTGGTGAACAGGGGGAGGCCGGTAATGATTTTGAGCCGGATGCAATCGGGCTGCTTTCTGATCGCTCATTATACAATAATCAACCTGCTGGCTTTGCATTTTTGGCCACGGATGCTGCGGCTCTCTACTTCCGACAGGGAGCTGTTGGCGATTGGTCTGTGCCAATTCCGTTTGGGGCAGGAAAGCCGGGTGCTAATGGTTTGTCTGCTTATCAGATTGCGGTGCAGGAAGGTTTTACAGGGACACAAGCAGAATGGATTGCAAGTCTGCACGGGTCTGATGCCAGTGTTACTACTGCCAATGTTGGGGCGGCGGTAGCTGCTGCAGCAGGTGAACAATCAATATCTGATGCCGATAGTCTGGCTGGTGTCAAAAGCGGCACATCCAGCATGCGCCGATGGACATGGGGCATTGTTAAGGCGTGGATAAAAGGCTGGATCACGAAAGCTGATGTAGATCTCGACAACGTCGCCAACAAGTCCGAAGCACAGATGGTTGCGAGTGGAGCTATTGCTAATAAGTTCGCGTCTCAGCAGCAGTTAATTGAGAGCAAATTACCCGCAGACGGCGTGGCGGAAGACAGTGCAAAACTGGAAGGTAAGACAACTGCACAATTACCACTTCTTGGTGTAGGGCAGAGTTGGCTAGAGCCAACTAGAGCAATGGGGATAGTTTATCAGAATACAACAGGAAAGCCTATAATGATTGGAGTAAGGCTGACCTCAGCGACAGCAACGTTAGAAGTATCAAGTAACAATTATTCATGGATAATAGTTGGCTATGGTAGTCAAACCTCTTATCTTTCAGTTTATGCCGTTGTGCCGAATAACCATTATTATCGAGCAACTGGTGGGGGTACCTCGTGGGTGGAGTTACGTTAATGGATAAAGGTTTTTACCATCCTGTTCGTGGTTACTGGCAGACTGTAGGAGGCAGTCTTTCGTTAGCTGATTGCCCAGAAGGCACTATCGAAGTTCCGTTAAAGCCGAGCATCAATCATGTATTGCAAAATGGTGAGTGGGTTTATGTTTCGCCACCGCAACCAACGGCCGAGGAACTGCGGGCGCAAATGCCGGATAAAACCCCACGTGAGTTTCGTGATATTCTTACAGATATGGGAGTTTTCCCGCATATGGTGGCTACGAAAATCAATGAAATCCCATTCGATATTGAGCGTCAAAGGGCACTCAATGCGTGGGAAGTTTCTACCTATATCAGTCGTACCGACCCGTATGTCGATATGATCGGCGCTATGTTTGATAAATCGCCTGCTGAAATTGATGCGGCATGGGTAGCTTAGGATTAGATTGAAGCTTGTTTGTAAAACATCTAAAGAACTTTATAGATTTGTGATGATTCATCTGTGTTGGTGAGGCTTAATTTTGAAATTCAAGATAGTATCTAAACTAGCTAGATCAATAAGAAAAAGATTTTTAATTGTTAAAAAGTACATGCTTAATGTTGCCTTTTTAGGGGATTTTTTATTAGATTTATCCTGTAAGGCTGATAGAGCAAAAGCTATTAAGTGGCTGCATAAGGTAGGTAATAAGCCACTTGAAGGTGTGGATAGCGTCCCTATTTTTCGTGATGTAAATTTATCGATTTGTGATCGTCTGCCGAAAGCTAACTGGCGAGTTATCATCCAAAGTAACGGTGAAGTGCATTTACAATATGGCGCGGGCGTTGAGCGCCAAGAAAATGCAATCTTTGAAGGTGTTTGGTATGGTGAGTATTCAAAATTTGATTTTGACAATTCATCATATGTTTATGGTAGTGGGGTTAAAATTGTTGATGATGAGATAATTTTTGTTCCTCCAAGTCATTCTTTGGATTGCATTTGTATGCTCTTCGACAAGCAAGACAAATCTATGGTGTTTTCTAATTCAATAATATCATGTCTTGCTCTTGTTTCACTGAATGAAATGGCTGATTTATCAGCGAAAATCTCTGATATTTCTCATGTTGAAAATGATAGAATAACATCTGGAGGGGTGTTTAATTACAATCCTAAGCTCTATGAGGATGAGCGGTATATTTTTTATAATCTAATGTACCATAATTTTTCTTTTAAGAGTGGTTTGTCAGCCTCAATATTGCCAAGAATAAAAATGGAAAAATTTGGTACATATGAAGAATACATTGATTTTCTAGACGATGTAATTGCTTCTCTTATTCGTAACGGAAGTTCAAACTTTCGTGAAAGGAAGCTCAAACCAATGAGCTCTATCAGCAGTGGATATGACAGCCCTGCTGTATCAGTCTTGTGTGCAAAAGCTGGAGTTGAGCAGTTTGCAACAATTAATGTTACAGTTGGGGGGCAGTCGGATAGTGGTAAGTCTATTGCAGAAAAGCTAGGGCTGAGTTGTACAGAGTGCCAACATCCTTTGGGTGAAGATATTAAAGATTTAACTACTGCGTTGGATGAAGAATATATTGAAATGCTTCATATATTTCTGGCGACACAAGGCATTGGTGACAATGTCGCATTAATGGCATTTGACGAGGTTATTGGAGATAGTTTGTTTTTCAGCGGTACTTATGGTGATGTGTTTTGGGCTAGAAATGAATGGCGTGAGGCTGGGTTCCCATTAACCAAGTCTTATGAAAAAAGCATTGGTGAGTATCGTCTGGATAAGGGCTTTGCATTTATCCCCGTACCTGCAATTGGCATGCAGTTTCCAAAAAGTGTATTTCGTTTGTCTGATAGCTGTGAAATGAAACCTTGGATGGTTGGTGGGACCTATGATCGACCAATACCAAGACGTATCATTGAGGATGCTGGCGTACCACGTGGTACTTTTGCTATTGAAAAAAATGCCACAAATCCGCATCCATTGAATGTACTTGAATATAAACAGTTGAGTTATTTTATGAGATTGAAACGCTACTTATCTTAATTATGAGGAGTTTTCACTGTTCTATAAATAGTTTTATGGTATGTAAGCCCTCGCAAATAAACATCTTTTCTATGCCTCTGCTGTGGCCTTTAATAAGATGTTTTTGCAGGAGTATCTAGCATGGGTAAAGCCGAGTTAGTGGACACGGCGTTCGTACCAGTATTCAGTCATAAACCAAACTATGGATAGTTTAGGTTTTAACTAGTCACAATCATTCCGATAATGGCAGCTGTGTTCGGCAGTCTTTAGTTATGCGTGATAATAAGCAGGCAGGGAGAAATATCTTCGCTCAATGAAAACGTTACCCGTTTATTGTTATGAATTATAATAATTTGATGGGCTATGTGACCTAAGGTTTATTTTACTTAAGTCACACAGTATCGTTTCGTTTATTCTTGATTTAATAAGTTAAGATCATGGTCGTCATATGTTGTATTCTGCGCTTTCTCAATTGCCTTCCAAAAAGCGCGTTTTCTTTTTTTAGATCTGCGTTTTTCAAGGAAATCTTGAATTCTATTGCCTGTTTTTTTTGAATACAGATTAGAGCCTGTAGCAAAAAATTGTTCAGCATAAATTTTACCGGTGCCTGTATAACTGATGCCGGTACTATGATTAGGATTAAATGTGTAAGAGGGTAGTGTTATGGTGTCATCCGGATATTCAAGAGCAGTTTTTCCGACCAAGTAATTGCCAGTTGAGATATAGGCGTGCCCCAATCTGGATGGCGTTTGTGAGTGAATTTTCTCAATAATTGCGCCAACAGCTGTATTGTTTGGTGGAGATGCCAAAAAAGGCATCCTTAGGTTCCCTCTGATAAATTCATTTTCAAATACAGTGTATGCTTTATTTTCTACAAAAAGATCGTCGACTGCGTTTAGGCAAATTGAATCTGCAGGTGCAATAAAACCGCCTTCTTCCAAAAGTATTTCGTAGCGCAACATATCGGCAACACCAGAGTACGCACCTCGCCTCATGTATTCTTCAATGTGCTCTTGCAATCTCCAACGGCGACTATTCAAGTAAGCATTGTCAAATATTTTGTATTCCCAGTCCGGATGCTTTTCAGTCCACGTCTTCATCCATTGTTCTGGTGGTAAGTATGGGCCAATCCATATATGGCCAAGCATTTTAGGAATCAACGTGCACCGTCCGTAACTATAATCAAACTCTCAAAATCATTTACTATATTTCATGTAAGAGTTTTTATTGATTATCGCTACATAAAGCCGCAATGTGGATAAATAGTTGGTACGTAGGTAGGTGGTTACTTGACGGAAATACGCCTAAATCGCTGCTTACATTCATGCAGCAGGACTGGCCTGATCTGAGGCTTTTTCTCTTCTCCGCCGCTGAGGCGGTTTTTGTTGCCGTTAGTTGATTGGATATAATCGACACGGCTTTTTTCATAGGAAAATCACAAATGGATAAAACCGTGCCAACCGGCGCGGCGATCCTGCTTGACTTCATTCGTAAGACTGAGGTTGGGCGGGTTGATCGCGCGTCTTATGATGTCATCTATGGTCACAACCAGAACAAGCTGTCAAAGCCGATCACGTCTATGACGATTGGTGAATTGGTGGATGCGCAGGCCGATTTTACGCGGCGGTTTAAATCCTCTGCCTCTGGTGGATATCAGTTTATGCGCAAAACCTTGCAAGATTTGGCGCGGGAGCTGCGTTTGTCCGGCAAGCAGATGTTTAATCCCGATCTGCAAGATCGCCTCGGTTATCACCTGCTTAAGCGCCGTGGCTATGAAGAGTTCATGGCTGGCAAAATCACCATGCCAGAGTTTGGCAAACGGTTGGCAATGGAATGGGCTTCGTTTCCGGTGCTGGCAGCAACTAAGGGGCAGCATCAGCAGCTCAAGCGCGGCCAGTCTTATTATGCCGGTGATTCGCTCAATAAAGCATTGGTCACGCCGGAGGCCATTGAAGCGGTTTTGCGCAAGGCCAAAGCTGCTGGAAACGGCTTACAGGTGCCGGTTACTGAAAAGCCGGAAGTGGAAAGCCTGCCACCTGAACCTGAAAAGCCTAAGCCGGTCTGGAAATCAAAGCGGGCATGGTTTTGGAGTTATATCGGCACCATGTCGCCTGCAGCACTCATGGGTGCATTTGATTGGCGGGTGCAGATGGTTATTGTTCTCAGCATCATCGGGATCTCAATCTATTCCATCCTCACCATGAAGCAGGTGAAAGACAAAATCACCGAACTTGTTGAGGCGCTCTGATGTTGGGGCGGCTTAAAATCATTGCTGCCTTGGTGCTGGTGGGCGTTCTGGTGCTCGCCAGTGCTATTCAGTTTGGTAAGTTCAAACAGCGACAAGAGAGCGCAATTCAGCAATTACAGGGTGATATCCGTGCTGAACGGGAGAGGGTGAAAGACGATGCGAAAACACGCAATCTTTCGGACTATGATTTTTGCATTCAGTCTCTTCGCCGTCGCGGGGTGCAATCCGCAGACTGTGAGCAGCTGCGCGGGTTGGCGCAAGAATGATCTTTCAGCGGTTGGGCTGGTGGCACTGACAAAAGTTGACCGGCAAGCTGCTGAGCGTGTGGAAGGTAATGACCAAAATGGAAAACGGCAGGGGTGCTGGTAATGAAGGATCAGGTTGTTGAACGGGCAACAACGGCAATAGCGACTGGGGCGCTGGCAAATCCGCTATGGCTTCCACATCTTGAGAAAGTGCTTTCGTTGGGGTTGTCCAGTTTGGGTATTGTGTGGTTGCTGGTGCAGATCGCGCATAAACTAAAGCATTGGAAATAATTGAAACCGTGTTGGTCTTGATTGATCAGCACGGTTTTTTGGTTAGCCTCTCGACATGAAGCATTGCGAGAATATCGCTTTGGCTAACTTTGCTTTTGAGTAATGAAATCAATGCGTAAGTCTCTCCCTCCGGAACCACCATTTCCCTAGAAAGATCATATAGTTTGATTGTATGATTATTATTGGGTTTGGTGGTGCGTTTGTGCGTTACATTTTGTGATACAAATTGGGATACGTAGTGTCGAAAAATATGCATTTTATTTAATAATATCAATGGTTGTGTTTAGGTGCGGCTGCTCTCTATCCGCACCA